GCCTCGGTGACGAGGCCGCGTGTCATCGTGCGGCTCATCGCGGCTGCTTGTAGCGGCGCAGGATCGCGCGCTCGCCGTTGGTCAGGTCGGTTGCGGCGGCCGCGTACTTCTTGCTGACCTGGCCGACCGTCTCCTGGACCGCGCCGCCCTGCGTGATGAGCCGGGTGGCGATCGCCAGCGCGACCATGCGGACGTCATCGGGTGCGCTGCCGGCGTAGCCGTAGTCGTAGGTGACGCTGATGTTGCGCCGTCCCTGCGGCCAGTAGGCGACGGGGTTGGTCGGGTAGCCGCCGGCGTCGGGCCAGGTCGCGGTGCCGTCGGTGCGATACAGCTCGCCGTCGGCGGTGACGCTGTAGTCGGTGGCGGCGAGCGCGGTGCCGTCGACGGTGACGGTCCCGGCGGCGGTGACGGGGGTTTGCGGCAGCAGAAGACAATCGGTGCCGGTGCCGTCGAGGACGGCGGTGGCGCCAACGGTCGGCGAGAAGTCCTGCTCGGTCAGCGACCGGACGGTCTCGCACGCCATCGACACGGCGAGGATCGCGCCGTCGTCGGCTGAGAGGTCGCGGCCGATGTAGTCGCCGACCTCGGTGATGGTGAGGAAGTCAGTCATCGAAAGCGGGGAGAGCGAGCCGCAGCCCGCTCTCCCCTTCTCGATTCAGGCGAGCCGCGCCTCGGTGAACGCCGTGGGGCGGTACACCGCGAGGGCGAGCCTCTTCTCGGCACGGATCGTGACGAGGTTCTTGAGGAAATCGTCCTCGTTGCTGTTGGTCGCCTCGACCGTGAGGCCACCCTTGCGCCACACCTGCGCGGCGCTGGTGGTCCCGATCAGGGCCGTTCCGGCACCGACCGCCGTGGTGACCACGACCGGCTTCTGCCAGATGTAGTCGGTGGCGCCGGTGATCTGGCCGGACGCCGGGATCTGCCCGGCGTTGCCGTACTGACCCTGGAACGGGCCGCCGCCGAAGAACTGACCGGCGGTGTCGGTCAGGAGGCGGAGATCCTGGTAGTCGGCCGGGTTCAGGACGATGAAGTCGGGCTCCAGCAGAGCCGACCCCCTCTGGCCGTTCAGCGCCTTGAAGAGCTGAACCGCCTTGTTCCCGGCAGCGGTGCCGCCCGCGTAGATGTTGATCCCGCGGGTGTTGCCCGACGGCTTGATGCCGACGATCTCGTTGGTGCCCGCACCGACGACGAGCTGACGCTCCTCCTCGATGTTGACGAACAACGAGAGCCGCCCATCGACGTAGGAGCGCACCTGGGCGGCGTCCTCCAGCATCTCGTCGGACAGCTTGAGCGTGGTCGCGATCTTCTTGACCGGCTCATCGGTGGTCGTCAGGCCGAGCGTGGACTGCGGCTTCGACCCGCCCTCGGCGACGCCTGCGGCGCCACTGGTGGCGGTGCCCTCCACGACGTAGCGGAGGCTGTTGGTCGATGCCTGTCCCGAGAGCAGCAGATCGGAGATCCGCAGCGGCTGGAACTGCTTGTCCACGACGCCGGGGATGACCTGCGGGACGGGTGCGGCCAGAGGGCCACCTCCGCCGCCGGCACCCTCGAGCAGCGTGCCCTTGGTATCGACCGAGACGGCCCCGGTCGAGATGCCCTGGCCGAGACGGCCGTTGGCCTTGTACTCGGCCTGGATCTTCTTGAACCCGTCCGAGTTGACGAACTGCTCGCCCGGCGACTCATCCCGCTTGGGGAAGCTGACGCTGGCGTGGCCGTTCTGCAGCGGCAGGCCCGACGGCTCAGGGTCGATCTCCTTGACCGACGCCTGGATGTCGCGCTCGACCTCGAGCTGATCCTCGAGATCCCGCTTGTGCTCCTTGAGGGTTTCGAGCGTCTTGTGGCACTCGGCGACCTCGGCGTTCTCGTCGTCGGTACGCGACCGACCTTCCTTGCTGACGGCCTCGATGATCTCCTGCGCCTTGCGGGCGGTGTCGGCGATCTTGTCCTCGGTGGCCCTCAGCTCTCGCTTGGTGCGCGAAAACAGAGACATGGTGACTCCTTGTTGGCTTAGGTGAGCGCGCGTAGGCGCTCGACTTCGAACTGGTCTGCCTCGGGGTCTGATGCCTGCTGGCTTTCGCCAGGCTCATCCTCGACGTCGTCGGCGTCAGGCGGCTGATCTTCGAGTTGCGCCTCGATCTCATCGACGCGCTTGCGAAGGTTTCCCAACTCCTCGCGGAGCTGGTCGTCGCTCATCGACTTGAGCGACAGAAAGCGGGTGTCGGCGTTGGCGGGACCGGGAACGACGCTGATCTCGAACAGATCGAGCTCGTGCAGCTCGTTGGCGTCGTCAGCCTGCTTCTCGGCGACGACCATGTAGCCGAAGCTGAGGCTCATCGAGCCGGTCTTCATCGCCCGCCATGCCTCGCGCGCCTTCTCGGAGGCGTCGAGGTCGAGGCGGCCTGCGACCTTGAGGCCGAGATCGGTCTCCTCCATCGAGGACGGATCGACGGTGCCGATGATGTCCTCGGGCTCGCCCTGGTGGTTCCAGTGGAGCGGCACCGACTTGCCCGATGCCTGCCAGCGCTCGATCGACTTGGAAAATGCCCCCGGCACAATGCGGTCACCCACTCGATCAACCGAGTAAGCCGCTGCAATGGCTTCGAAGCTGCCCTGATCTGTAGTTGTCGTGGCTCGCGCCTTGATGGTCTTGTGAATCACTTGTGTTTCTCCAGATATGCGGCCGCCGCCCTAGCAAGCGCCGGGTCATCTCGCAGGAATCCAATGCCGGAGTTACACCTCCCGCACAGGGGACCACGCACCTTTCCGGTGTCATGGCAATGGTCAATGCACATACGGTCGTGAGAGCCACATATCTCGCAGCCCCTCGAAAACATCTCGTCCCGCTCCGCCACCGATAGGCCATAACGCCTCGATCGATAGGCCTTTAGTGCTTTCTGTCCCTCCGGGGATTGCCTCCAAGCCCTAGTCCGCTCAACCTCACGCTCACGGATGTATGGATCTTGTCGCCGCTCCCGCATGTACTCGTTTCGGCAGGCTCGACATAACCCGGTACGACCCCGTTCTTCTCGGCCGCAACGGTTACAGGACTTCAAAGTCGGTTTAGTGTGGCCCTCCGCACACCTAGCCCAGCGCGCTTGGGCCTTCAACCATCGGGCTCCAGTTCCACACCCGCAAGCACATGGCGGTTGTGGGCAGAAGCGCATTGAGCGGCGCTCCTCGTATGCCGCTTCATCCTCGTCAGGAAGTCGGTACGTCAGGCCCGTTGGGCGCGGCCGAATGCCCAGCGGATCACCCGTACTGCGGTGCCTTTGGTAGTGCTTGCGGCAATAGCCCCACCCATGCACAACACCGTCACAGCCCTCGACGGTGCATATTGCCCTCGGGCCTCGGTCACGGTTGGTATGAGCGCACGACCCAGAACAGTATTTCTGCGATTCCCACTGAGCCGCCGAATATTTCGGATTCCGCTCAATCACGCTTTGGCACCCAGCGCAATGCTTGGTATCTGCCATCGTCGTTCCTTCCCGCCACTATCACCAGCGGGTTAGATTCAGAGGTGCCCGACGGGAGGTGATAGCTCCCGTCGGGTCTCGACGCCTATGGCGTCAAGTGATTTCGAGGATGCACTCACAGCCGGGGTGATCGGCCGGTGGGCCGTCGGCGCCGTTGGAGAAGGTCTCGCCGAGCGGGACGGTCTCGCCGTTCATCTCCGGATGCGCGGAGTTGCCGGAGGTGACGATCCAGGTCTTGACCCGGTGCTCGGTATCGGACGCCTGCCGCGCCGCCTCGCTGTTGGCGAACGCTGACGAACTGGTCGCCAGGTTCATGCCGCTGGCGGGAGCGCGGGCGGCGATGGCGTGGGCGAAGACCTCGGCGGCGGGGGCGGCGGCGAGCATCTGGCGGGTCTCCCTGTTGATTTCGGTCGCCGCGCCCTCGGCCTTCGCCTGCAGGTAGTTGGTGACCATGCGGGTGTCGAAGGTGGAGCCGAAGCGGGCGGCGGCGACGTCGCCCTCGGTCTCGACCGCGCGCCGCAGGATCGCGAGCAGGTCGTCGGTCATCTCGGCGTTCCACGCCACCCAGCGCGACGCCTTGACGTTCTTGACGCCCTTCGCCGAGTCGATCGCGCGCTGCTGGCGCTCGTAGTGGTGGCGCAGCGTCGTCGT